CGACAAGTGGGAGGTCATCGACGGACACTCTCCCATTCCCGCAGCCCCCTCGGACGTGGCGGTTGAGCGGGCGGCCTATGCCATTTTCCGGGTCATGCGCCCGGACCACATGACCGACTCCGATTGGCCTAACGGGATGGTTCTCGGCGACGGAAACGCGCTTCGCAACCGATGCACGGAAGCCGCCCGAGCCGCCCTTGCAAGCCTGAAGGGAGGGGAGTGATGGACTATTTCGTCTGGTTTATCGTGATTTCCGTGGTCGTCGTTTTGATCGTCGCCAGAGTGTGCGGCGGTGACGACATAGACACCGATGAGATTGGCCAATGACCGCCCCCGTCTCTCCCTCCGCGCCGGTGGCTTGGCGACGCCGACATGATGAAAGCCAGCGATGGACGGTCATGGACTGTGCCAACAACGCTGCCGAGTACGTCGCGCTCGGCTACGAGGTCGAACCCCTCTACGCAGCATCCCCAGCCCTCTCCATGGTAGGGCTGCGGGAGAAGGTGGCGCGGGTCTTGATGCTGTACGATCTGGACTCGGACGGCGACTGGCCCGCCGAAAAAGTCGAGCAGGCTTTCGAGTACGCCAACGCTAACCACTCCGGCGACTGCACCAAACAGCCGTGGACCTGTATGCGCTGCGTCGTGGACGACGTTTACAAACAGACCGACGCCATCCTCGCCCTTCTTGCGCGGGAGGGGGTGGGCGGATGACCGACCACCTCCGCGATCTGCCGGCCAGGCTCACCACCTCCGAGGTCGCATCGCTCGGTCGCTGGTCCATCCGCACGTTCATGCGCCGGCGCCGCACCGGCAAGTTTCTGGTCGAGCCGATCGACCGCGGCTCCGAACTTCTATTCCCGCGCGACCCGGTTCTCCGCGCCCTTGGACTGATCACCGATGAAACAGCCCCGAAAGCCCCGCCGGAAAAGCCCCGCGTCTCCGTCGACGCCATTCGCGAAAGGGGCGCTCGGACAGTACGTCGTCGCTCGCCCAAGAGCGGACGGGACATGGAGGGTGCTGTTCGAGGTGCCCGCGCGGCTCCGGCCCTCCGGCTGGTCGTCGACACGTCCGCTCCCGATTGACGGCCGGCGCGGGGATCTGAACGACCCGGCCGAGGTCGAACGCATCCGGGTCGATGCGGCGCGGCTGTATGCGGAACTGCAAGCGGCACGGACGGGCTCGCCGGTTGTCGACCCGGACCGTCGCTCGCTCGAGACGCTGATCACCGACTGGCAGGCGTCCGGCGAGTGGAAGGACAACAGGCCGCGCACGAACAAGGGTTACCAGGACTCGATCAAGGAGGTGCGCCACTGGATCGCCGAGGACGACCCCGACCCGGCCGAGATCACGGCGCGCGATGTCGAGACGTTCCTGTCCATCTACGACGACCGGCCGACCACGCGCTACCACGTCCGCAAGGCCCTCAGCCTGATCATGAAGCAGGCGGTCAAGCGGAAGTGGCGGACCGACAATCCGGTGACCGAGGTGACGGCGCCCATGCCGAAGACCCGGGTGGCCATCTGGGAGCAGGACGATGTCGACCTGCACGTCTGGGCGGCCATCGCAGCGGGCGACAACGACCTTGCGGCGATCATCCTGATGGAGTGGGAGATCGGCCAGCGGTTGACGGACGTGATCGTGTTCCGGCGCGGAGCCGAATACAGGCCCGCTGAGGGCATGTTCTCCTTCGCCCAGTCCAAGACCGCCGAAAATGTCTCCATCCCCGTCAGCGACCGCCTGAGAGCCGTTCTTGCCCATATCAAGGTCGATGGCTCGCCGTATCTGTTCCATGACACCGGAACGAAGCGGCCATTCCGCGATGTCAGCCGCCTCTCGCACGTCTTCGCCGACATGCGGGCCCGGTTCCTGATCGACGACGACGGCGCACCCAGGATCACCGGCGCCCGGCATCTGGTGCTCAAGGCTCTGCGCCACAGTTGCGTCGTCCAACTCGCCCGGGCAGGCTGCACGGTGCCTGAGATCGCGGCCATCACCGGCCACTCACCGGCGAGCGTCGAGGAAATCCTGCGCATCTACCTGCCGCGCGACAGCACGGTGGCCATGAACGCCCAGCGGAAGAGGGGGCTGATCGCGTGAGCCTGATCGAAGAGGCCAGACAGAAGGTCGCTGCAGCTTGCCGCCTCGACGGCTCACAGGAGCCAGCGGCGCTGCTGGTGCATCGTGATGTTTGGGCGCGCATGGGACGTGAGATGGAGGCCGTGACGACGCACGTCCGCGCGACTTCCGGCGGCGACACCTTCATGGGCCTGCCGGTCGAGTTCTCGGACGTGCCGAACCACATGGCCGTCCGCGTGACGCGCGCCCAGCAGGACTCGAACCTGCAACATCCAGCTTAGAAGGCTGGCGCTCTATCCGGTTGAGCTATGGGCGCTGCGTCGGCGCGGATAGCAGCGCGCACGGTCGATGGGAACAGGGCGTGCACGAACGTCAGACTATCGTCCAACTCGCTAGTCTGACGGCAAGAAAAAGTGGCAGGGTTTACAATAACGTAGTAGATTGAATGTCCGCCTTCTAAGCGGGGCGAGGCCGTTGTTATTGCTCGCCGCCGACAGACTTGGTCGCGACAACAAACGACGCATCACGCGGGCTCGCGACAACAGGCTCCGCCGCCGGTCTGATGGCCGCTGCTGCAATCGCCGCCTTCTGCCCGTCCCACACCTGGATCGCGAACCAGCCCAGCAGCGCCACCAGCAGGCCGATGATCCACTTCGCGCCCATCTTCAGGTCGCTCAGCGTCTCGTTGATGCGGTCGTACCGCTCGGCGCAGAGATCCTCGTGCGCGCTCATCTTCGCGTATGCGCCAGCCACGGTCTGCTTTTCCTCGCTCATGATCGTCCGCCCTTAACGCCAGAAGGCCCAGAAGGGCGCGTTGATGTGACGGGCTGCCGCGGCGTCGCGCGCCTCGCATGCCGTCACGACCTCGATCACGTCCGCCGTCCGGCCGTTCGCCTTGGCCAACTGCCCGGTCTGCTCGATGCCGAACACCTGCCAGTCCTGCTCACCACCGTCAGCGGCCGGCGCCAGGGCCGACGGGATGGGCTGCGACCAGCCAGCGGGGATTAGCGCGCTGCAGCCCTCAGCGGGGGCAAGCAGACGGGTCGATCCTGCACACCCCGTCACGAGCGGCGCGGCGGCCAGAAGCAGGGTCAGCAGCATTGCGGACTTCATCGGTCGCGCCTTTCACGGTGTCGTCAATCAGGGCTGTGCGGAGGTCGGAGCGGTCACGCACCTTGGAGGCGTCGCCGGATGCGGCGGTTCGGCCGTTCGCCATGGTCGAGACGGCATCCGCCTCATCGGCCCGGCGCTTCTCGCTGCAGTAGGACAGCGTCACGACCGCGATCGCCAGCAGGCAGAACAGCAGCACGCCGACCATGATGCGGCGGACGATGGAATCGAGACCGAGGAACCACGTCATGCGCCGGTCCTCATCTGCTTGGCGAGGCGGACCGCCCGGTTGCCCACCTGCTTGGCCCATTTCGAGGCCAGCATGTTCTGCGCGGCGAGGTCGTACTGCCCGGTGCGGACGTATTCGAGGGTGTTCTTGAAGCCCAGCAGTCCGGCGATGCCGAGGTTGAAGGCCATATTCTGCAGCACGCGGCGCCGCACTGGATCCAGCTTGGCGACCCATGGCAAGGCGTCGCCCAGTTTGTCGTTGTGCTCAGCCACGTCCGCGATCAGTTGCGCCTCAGCCTGGGCTTGCGTCCAGACGGTGCCCGGCTGGACGTGCGCGTGGCCATAGCCGACGGTCCAGACGCCGACGGTGTCCTTGTAGGCCGTCAGCCGGCAGCCCTCGTCGATCTTCAACTGGGCGATCAGTTCGGCGTCTGGCGCACCGCTCGCGGCGGCGCCGGCGATCGCGTCCGCCTTCAGCCCGAAGCCGTCAGCGAGCGCGTCGATCATCGCGACCTGCTCCTGGCTGAACTTCTGGCCCGGCGCGAAGGGGCGGATGGCGGCGAACAGGTCGGTGCGGGTCACGGGCGATGCTCCTCAAGGGGCGCGGGCTCGACGGTCACGGTGCCTGTCGGCGGGACGACCGTGACGCTGCCGTGCGGCTTCTCGTCCTCGGTCGTCGGCTTCTTGTTGCCCCAGCGCGCTCCGACGTAGGCCCCCAGAGCCCCGCCGATCACACCCGACGCGAGGCCGGCGAGGATCGGCAGGTTTTCCTGCGGGATTTTGATGAACACCAAGGCGGCCCCGACGAGCGTCAGGTTCACCAGGCAGGCCGTCACCACAATGGCGTCGAGGGTGCGATAGTCGCGGGTCATGACCGGACCGTCGCGTCTGGGCGCAACAACCGGAATGCACCCGGTCGGAGCGCGTGCGCCTATGGGTTAGGCTTTCGCCTTGCCCTTGGGTTCGGCCGGCGGATCGACGGGTTCCGGCGCCGGTTCAACCGGTTCGCCCGGCAGTTCGACCCACGGCACATTGAGCGCCTGAGCGACGCCGGTGAACACCTCAACGCCGTTGACTCCGTGCGCCTTCAGGTGGGTGTCGAGGGCGACCTGGATGAACATGACGACCTGTTCGGTCAGGACGGGCTGGATGACTTTCATGGGCAGGCTTTCGTGGTTGATGGACTAGGCGACGGCGACGGTCGTGACGGTGCCGGACGAGCCGCGCCATTTGAGCGCGCCCGCCTCGGAGTACAGGACGCCGCCGCCGGTCGGGTTGGTGGTCGGTGCCGTGGTCGCGTTCGCGAGGCCGAAGCAGCCAGCGCCAGTGCCGAACTGGGACGCCGTGCCAAGGCCGAAGTTGCTGCTGCTGTCGAACGCTGCCACGAACGTCGTCGGGTTGGCGGTGTTGGTCGTGCTGCGGAAGATCTCGAACGCGCCGGTGGTCGTGTAGTTGTTGGCGATCTGCCAGTTGCGGGCATTGGCATTACCGCCAGACGCACGACCGAACAGGGTCAGACCCGCGTTGTCGGCCGTGGCGTTCGAGATGATCTTCACCATCCCGGCGTTGTCGTTCGGAGCGCCGGCGATGTTGAGGGCAGTCGTCGTGCTGGT